AATATGATTATGACTATCATCTGCAACAGTTACATTAATAGAGGTAGTTCCAGATCCTGATACGTCCCCACTAAGAGTTATTGTTTCATTACTATTTACAACAGTTTCAGTTGCTGTTCCAATACCTGTCACATGACCAAATGTGTCAAGAGTAATGTCTTGAATATAAGTACGACCACTATTGTTCGAAGAGGATTGACTCGAAGTATCGGCATGAGTAATTGTTAAAGTTTCATTTCCAGACTGGTTTGCACTAAAGTCTCCAATAGTAGTTACAATTCCTGAACCGCCCTGTAAAGTAAGAACACCATTATGAACTGCTCCACTTATTGAACCCGAAACTCCTGATGTTGTTGCAAATCCTGCATCATTATTAAATTGAGAAAGTTTAAGTTGATTAAATAACTTTTTCTTCTGAGTTCCTCCATCTAAATAAACTACATGATCAGAGCCCCCTACTATGTCAGCGGTTTCTGCTGATAGGTCGTTTAAAGCAAGACTTAAATTACCTGATGTTGTAATAGTACCGGATAATCCAGTATTAGTTCCTACACTTGTAACAGTACCGCCACTATCAGTAACAGTTTCGGTTGCTGTTGCAATACCTGTTACGTGTCCATAAGTATCAAGAGTAATGTCTTGAATATAAGTACGACCACTATTATTTGAGGAGCCTTGACTAGAGGTATCAGCATGAGAAATAGTAATTGTTTCGCCACTTGCTTGGTTCAGAGTAAACGCATTATCGGCATCCATAGAAATTCCACTATTTCCTGCACTTAATATAATAGTAGAATTGTTTATTGCTCCACTTGCCGCACTTGAAGATGTAGAGTCTACATAAGCTTTTGTAGCTGCATCTGCTGAAGCAGTAGGAGTTCCTAGTCCTGTAATTTTATTTGTACCCATTGCGAAACTAGCAACAGTGCCTGTAAATGTAGGACTACTAAACATAGTAGCTTTTGACTCATTTGTAACATTTCCAAGTCCTACATTCGTAGCAGTTGTACCTGATCTTATAGAGCTTGCACTTAGATTGTCTACACTTCCTAGACCTACATCAGAAGCAGTTGTACCAGATCTTATCGAGCTTGCACTTAAGTTATCTACACTTCCTAGACCTACCATAGCTTTCGTAATACCACCTACGGTGCCTGTAAATGTAGGGCTTGCTAGATTTGCTTTCAAATTAAGTGCGGTTTGTTGCGCATTTGACACAGGCTTATTTGCATCTGAAGTATTATTAATATTTTGAATACCGAGATTTGTAAGACCATGAGTTTTTTCAGTGGCACTTAACGATTGACTTGCATTTATTACTAATCTAAATCCTAAAGCTGCATTTACATTTGTAGAGAAGTTTACGTTATCTCCTAAGGCAGCTGCAAGCTCGTTTAGAGTATTAAGATTACTAGGAGCTGCATCTACTAAATTGGATACTGCACGATCAGCATACTCTGTAGTAGCAATTTGAGTACTATTTGTTGACGCGCTTGGTGTTGGAGCAGTTGGAACCCCTGTAAAGTCTGGGCTTGCAAGAGGAGCAAAACCTGATATACTTCCACCTGTAATAGTAGGGTTAGTAAGTGTAACACCTGTCATAGCTGTAGCAATATCACCGAGATCTGATACGTTCATCTGAGCCGCAGTTACAGAATCCGCAATATCAGTTACAGCTTTCAAAGTAGAATCTACTTTTGCATAAGTTTCAGCAAGAACAAGCTCAGAAGAAGTCTTGTAGACTCTTGCAATAATTACATCATTTGCATAGTCAATACGTATGTTCGGAACAAAACCTTGAACATTTGTAAAGGAACTAAATGAGTTTGTAACATACATTAAAGTATTACTTACAACTGCCGCTACTTTATATCCTTCAGTAGAGCCTAATTTTAATACATCTCCTTCTTTAACTTGAGTTAAAAAAGCTGTTCCAGATCCTGTAATTTTTGAAGAATTCGCAGGCTTGGTAAGAGTTCCTGTTAGAGCTGATCCATATTTATTCGTAGCATTTCCTGTTCCCATATCGTACCAAAAAGGTTGAGAAAAAGAAGGTCTATGATATTTAATTAATTTTAGTCTGTCTGTAGCATCACTGGCATCCAGTAAAATATAAGCATGCTCTAGTATAAACTCACCATCTGCATTTCTATCGTTTTCTGACCAAGTAATAGTAGGTAAATTTGCACAACTTTGTTGCCATGCTGTAGATGTATTATTTGTATTTGTAATTCGTGTAGATTTGCTGCTGGGACTTTTTGCACTATAATTAAATTTCTTAAAAATAAAACTGGCGGAATTAATACCAAACCCTACACTTGTAGTTCCGCCATATGGAACACCCTCTGGCATGCGAGGAATATTTTCTTTAAATCGATCACTTACAGTAACCACTGCACGAGTAGCTTCCGATAGATTATTTAATGTATTTATTGTACGTACTGCAACATTATAAGTTCCATCTTCTATGCCATCAACCCTAAACGTATTTTGTTCAGAGTCTGATATTCGAACAGGATTGGGGTAGTCAGGAAAATCATGAGTAATTTCATATCCAAATATATGTTCATACTCTCCAGTTACTTCTCCTACATTTGTTGGAGGAGTCCATGAGATACGTAACTCTTCTCCAACTGACTCTTCTTTCATAAGACTTGTAGAGAAAACATCCAAAGGAGCGGGTACAATATCTGTAGCCGTAACAGCCGGATAAACGGTATCAGCTACATAAGTAGTAAAGTCTTCATCCACTGCCGAAAACTTCTCATCATAATATTCCACACCAGTAATATTAAATTCATTTTTAGAGTTTTGAGATATTGCCAAAACCTTATACTCTTTTGCGGACCCTTTAACTGTTGCTCCAGAAACTACTTCTGTAAGAACCCATACCGAATCTGCAGGAGGTGTAGTAGAAAAAGAATCGTTTGAATCAAATGTTAGAGTAGATACTAGACCAGATAAAGTATCTAAAACAGTACGAGTTTCTACACGTGTAGTTTCTCCCCATGTAAGCACTAAGGCATCTGTAGCCCCTGGCGTTGCTCTAGCGTTTAAAGATTTAGTTTCTGTATCTATATCTTGTAAACTAGAGCTTCCTGTAAGATAGGCTTGTTTTATTAAATCACCTTTTTTATAATTTACAGAAGCAATAGTTACATCACTAGTTGCAAAAGCACCCGGCTCTACATACATAATAGCCAAAGTATAGCTATAAGATGCATCGGATTGTAAAGTTACAGGATTATCTAAAGGCACCGAGGTTGTAGACCTTGTTCCTGTATTAGAAACTCTTCCTCCGTATCTCACTGCATATCTATCTGCATCTTGTACATTAATAATATCTCCAGGTACTAAAAAGGTTGCATTTAAAGAAGTACTAAAATTAATTATTTCTTTTTGATTTGCTGCTGTCCATAATTTCCATCTTCCATATCTAAGAGCTTGACCTTCTGTAGTCGCTCCCATTGCTATAGATCTTTGAGATATTATTTTATTTGTTTTTGCTATATTTAAACGATCTTCTACTATAAGGGGCTCAGCTTTATAGTTTGCATCAGGATTGACCCAGTCTACGATTACTTGATTTATTCTTGTTTTTGTACCTGTACCTTCATAAGTAAATTTTCCATCTATTACATTGCCTTTAGCAAAGTTATAGACAGGACCACTAGGAGCATCTATTACAGGTACTACTTTTCCGTCCAAGTAGTATACCATGGATCTAAATATTGTAGATATATCTTTAATTACTTTATAAGCATCTGCTTGTTTTGTTAAATAAATATTACAAGCAAATCTAGGCTCTTCTCCTCCTTTTCCATCAGGTACCATTTCGTCACAATATCTAGCAATTCTATATAAAGTATATTTATCTATGTCATTTTCTTTTAAAAAGTCTCCTAGACCATATCGATCATTTGTAAGAATATCATAAAACACCCAAGCAGGATTATTTGTATATACTTTATCTCTTAAAAATCCACCATCCCAGTCTTGATAAATAGACTCTATAGCGCCACTAGAAATATTACGTTTATAATTTGCTATTCCATCTGCTGACTGCTCTCGAGTAACATAATTTGAGGGTACTTTTACTTTTAAACCTCTAGCATGAAAAGATCGCGTAGGTATACTTTGAAACTGTTTAGTATCAAAAGTAGTGCGGGCTAAAGATGTAAAGGGGTGTGTTAATACTTCTTTAATTATAGAGGTGACATTACTCAAAGAACTAGCAGTATTATTTTGCCAGTCATGATATGTTTCTCCCGGATATTTGTATCCCGGACCAGTATGATTACTTATTCTGGAAACTTTTACTCTAAAATCTGAAAAAGGTCTGTAAGAAGTTAAGTCTATTCTTTTTGTAAAACTTACAGCATTTTTATGCTCTCCTCCATGTGTTAAAGGATTATTTATACTAATATAGTTATCAAAGTCTGCCGCGCCCACTTTTTTTATAGCAATATCTATTGCGTACTGAGCATAACTAGGTTTAACATTTCCTTTTCCGCTTACAGCATGTAAACCGCCTCCATAAGCAAAAGTTAATAGTATTTCATCAACTTCTTGTAATTGAGCAGAGCTTAAATTAAAACCTGCAGAAGCACTTCCTACCAAGACTTTAGCTGCTTGTGTTCCTTCTCCGTATCCGGAACTTTGCTCTAAAGTGCCTCCTGCGCTGGGAGAGTTGGAAATAGACGTTGAACCTACTCCTCCTGAACCCTCAAAAGGGGCCTGGTCTAGGGTTCCGACACGAAACTGACTTGTAACACTTTTATATTTTTTAACTTCGGTTTGACTCATTACATCTGCATTTGAAACAATGGCACCAGAAACATCAAAATGATATGATATAGTGCCTCCTAAAGTAGGATGAGGCCATGCAGTTGCTAAAGTAATTGTTGTACCTGATATACTTGCTATTTTTACTACTCTATCCACGGACATAAAGTACGTACCGTCAGGTATCCATAAACCTGCAGGCATTCCCGCACCTGGCATAAACTCTGCAACACTTGTACTGCTTCTGCTTATAAGATGACCTTCTCCTAGGCCGGAGTCTGTTAAGCCGTGAGCAGCAGTTAAAGATCCAAGTCGTATAGGAACTATACCTTCTGGGGTATCCGAAGGGCTAGATAGCATTGTATCATCAAAGAAAGCCGCACTATCTTGAGTTGTTAATGTGGCTGTAGTGTTACCATTTGCATCGCTTGTAGAGCCATTAGAAGCAGTTACATATATAGAACTAACGCCCCTTACTGTTATATATTTATCTCCGTTGGTTGCTTCGATAATAGGGTTTACTCCCCCATTTGAAATAGTAGCAGTAGTAGAATTTTGAGTTACATTAATTTTAGCTGCTGTTTGGCTTGAATATTTTGCAGCTTGTGACAAAGGTGCAGCTCTGTCATCATTTAAAAAAACAGAAGCTTGTGCATCTACAAGTCCGTAAATGGGTCCTTCTGAAATAAGATCTGTAATTGCAATAACTTGTCTATCTCCTGATGAGTATTGTGTTACTGCATTTGCTCCTGCTGGTTTATCTGGCATTTTAATTCTCCGCTGTTGCTACTGCTGTTGTTACTAAGTTTCCGCTTGAATCTACGTATACATTATCTGTAAAGTAGTCACTGCTGCTCCCTCTTCCTTGCATTACTTCTATTGATATGGCTCTTCCTGGTACTCTTAATTCTCCGTAAAGTAAAGGAATAGGATCTCCTTCAGTAGAATTTTGAGCCCCTCCAGTAAAAAGATAATCAGTTGGAGAATCTCTATCAACTGCGGGATCTGGTGCCATTATTTGTTGAATACCTGTGAGAGCTAAGTTTGCTGCCATCATTGCTGTTGCTTTACCAAAACCTGACAAACCTGTTGCTGCTGCCCAAGTTTTTGCTGCTGCTATTTCTGTAACGGCTCCTGCACCGGTTCCTGTTGTTGTAGTGACTTGACCGAACATTTGAGGAGCATAAATCATTACGACTACTATTGCTATTGCTGCTAATATTTTTCCAATACCACTTTTTGAGCCTGCAGGAGCTAAAGCTATAGTTATGTCTCCTTTTGCAACCGGACGAATTAAATCATCTTGATCAATACTACCTTCTTCTGTATCTACAATAAAATTAATATCTTCTTCATGACACCTACGAACATAAGGTAAAAAATTAGGTCTATTTGCTTGAATACATTTAAATACGTCAGAGTAACTATCTGCTTGAACCACAAATTTTTCTCCAAATTTTTCCGCTAGTTCTCCTTGTAAATATACATTACGTTGCATAACGATAAACTCCACTTATATGCTGTTTCCAAAAAGGATATAAATTTTCCCTACAGGATATTCTATTTTCTGCATGATGAAAAAACACATCATCTCCTAGGTACACTCCACAATGATTTCCTACTGAAGCATTTATTGTAAAAATAATAACATCATTTGCCTGCATATTACCCTCTACTCTAGTATACCCATAATCTTTTATTATTTCATCTGTGAAATAATCTAAACCTTTTTCCCACCAGTCGTCTTCAAAAGCCGCTCTAGAAGGAATTTTTATATTCTGTAATGCTAAATAATCTCTCATTGCTTCGAAACAATCATTTACACCAAACTCATACTCTCTACCTTTTAAAATTTTATTACTTCTTTCTGGTTGTAATATATTTAATTCCATTTCAGGATAGCTAAATATATAATATGGAATTCCAAGAGTATTACAATATTTAATGTCATTTCCACTTGGTTCATTACTACAATCTGGATGACTGTGTACAACTCCTACTATATCACCTTTTCGAGATGCTGCTATATACTGCTTAGAGTCTATTACAAAATCGTCTCCATCTTTAGCAACATTATCACAGGCTATCCACTCTTTTTTACCTTTTATAGCTACTAGTACTCCGCAACCTTCTTTTGGATACCACTTTTTAAAATGTTCTTCTATTTGCTCTACTTGATCCATATTAATACTTTAATGTTCCGGGGAAAGATCCAAAAGGTAGCCTAGCAGCTGAGTTTGTACGTCCTCTAGGCTTCTGGTTTGCACCTGTGGTGCCTGTAGGCACAGCTCCATATCTAATTTTACAAGAGTTTAGTATTTTTCCACATAAGTCTTCTCTAGTCCAAAACCCTTTTCCTTCTTCAGGAACGGGAGAGGGAGAACTATGATTTCTTAAACATTTCCAAATTGTTTCACTATTGTATCGTACTAAATTTCCTACTGTATAGTTTGTTCCTGAGGTTGCATGCTCTGTCCATTTAAAAACTTCTTTCCAAAAAGGAGAAGTAGAAGAGGGTTCGTTTCCTGTACTTGGAAGAATACAAACCCAAAATTTACTATTATGAGTGATATAATCAACTTCTGTATATGCAGTGCTAGCATTATAAGTCCCTGAAATAGTTTCTGCTAATATTAAAGGAGAATCGTCTACATTAAAGTATGCAGTATGTGAATAAATATTTCCGTCTACTCCTCTGTATTTATAAGAACTATCTTTTTTCCAAGTACAACCTCCTCCAACACCGGTATCATGTCCTTGAAACTTCCAACTACAGAACTTACCTACAACTACTCTTCGAGGTAGTTGTATGTTTTCTAAGTCAAAGGGTGCCGCAAGTTCGTAAGTTATGGATATGCCATCTTCTCCAGCTATTCTATCAATTATATATTCTTGTGTTGGGAACTCTACTGGAGGACTTGAATCTCCACTTTCACCATATAAATATTTTTTTAAAGTTTGTCTGCGAATAACTCTTTCACCAATTAAATCATCATGATTAAAACCTCCAAGATGAGTGCTTAAAAGAGTTCCTACATTCGCAATAGTTATGGAAGGTCGAGTAGGGGCCCCGTCTGCTTGTAAATCCAAGCCATCCATCATCATAGGCATTGGTTCATAAGTACGTATGCTATAATCGTTTTGAGTTGCAGTACCGGAGCCACTACCAATACCTGTAGCTATAAATACTGTTCCTGCATTATTATTTGTTGCCCCAATTGAAGTAAATCCAGTTCCCGATACTATAGTATAACTATTACCTATTATAAAATTTCCTGCAGTTACAGGATTTGTAGGTGCTATCTTATCTCGAAATCTTACATCTGTCAAATCATCGTCTAGGCCGGGATGAAAATATATAACTGTACCATTTGGTAAATTTATATGAAATAAATCTATTAATCCGGAGGTTACTTCTGAACCTTGTAGATCTGTTGCTATTACATTGCTCATGCTTCAAAAACTCTCTTCAATGTTAGTGATAAGGTATAAAAATTATCATACTCGTAATTTACGGAGTAATCTGTTGATACTACTTTAACGTCCCTTTCTCCAGTACGTGTAGTATTGTTACTGTCTGGTAAAGTAAGAATAAACTTAGAGACACCTTTTTGTGTGTCTAAGAATAGAACTATATCATCTATATCATTTTTTGTTCTGGTTTTGAAACTTAAGTCATAAGTTTCATTTAAAGTATTAATACCGTCTGCGACTCTTTGTTCATAACCATCTCCAAAAGTAGCAGTAAGAATTTTTGGTTGACTATTTTTAGTCATCGCTTTATCAGGTGTAGCTACCAATGTACTATCTGTTTGTTTTATTCCTATTGACATTATGCTGCTCCATATGGATTTAGTATTCCACCTGATCGTTTTTGATTTTGTAATTCTGCTTGTACTGCTGCTGCAATTGCTCCACCCATCTTATCCATATCAGGACCTGTACTACCTTGTGTAGAAGTTGTTCCATCTGTAGAAACATTTACAACAATATTATTATTTGTAGCTCCTCCTTCTTTCATTTCTACAGGAATTTTTCCTCCGTGAGGCAGAGGCACAACTGCTTCGGTACCATGCAGTATTGCGGGATAGCCTGAAGTGGAGCCCCTGGCTATTCCTCCGGAAGCATACCCTTGCATTTTTCTTCCTCCCGAGAATACTCCCCCACTTCGTGCTCCAAGTCCGAAAGCACCGAGTACAGTCGATATAAAGCCTCCGCCGCCTTCACTGCTTCCACCAAACATTCCTTTGAAAAAACCTCCTAAATCTTTAAATAAACTTCCAAAACCAGATAAGCCGTCTTTAAATATATTTCCTAAGCCTTTTAGAAATCCTTGCTCTCCATGAAAAATAGCTTCTACATTTCCTATAAAGCCGTCAAATATTCCTTTTAAACCGCCATTTCCTCCTAAAACTAAAACTTCTTCTATATTTTGCCCTGTATCTACTTCGTTTCCTGTTGAAGGTCTAAAATCAGATATTTCTGTTCCTGTACCCCTTCTGTCAACACCTGCTCCACTAAATAAAGTATCAAAAAATCCTTTTTTATTAGAAGCACCCTCTTTACCTTTAAGTAAAGCATTTGTAGCATTTAAATTACTCTGCATATTAGAAGAACCTGTTGTTAAAGATCCTGTTAAAGCCGCAGTATTTTCTTTGATAGCTGCAGTATTTTCTTCTTGAGCAACTAGTTTTGGATCTTTTCCGAATATAAAATCTGTAATATTTAAAGTTACTTGTTCCGCAAGTTTATCTGCAACAGCTTCAATAGCTCCTTTTGCTATTTTCATCATAGCCATTTTTAAACTTCCTTCATTACCTTTTATTAAATCAGCTATAGTTGTAGTCATTGAACCTTCTAAACCATTTTTGAATGCTTGAGTAATTTGAGTTGTTTCATTATTTAATTCTTGAGCTGTTCTTAACTGTTCAACTAAAATTTCTCGTTGAATTTGTAGTTGTCTTGTTTTTGTAGCGTCTGCCTTTGCTCCTAAAAGTTTTTGTTGATTAATAAGTGCATCTTGTTTGGCAATTTGATCTTCAACTTTTGAAATCTCCAAAAGACGCTTCAACTGCGCACCTTGTAACTTTGAAGCACCTCTCATATTTATTATATGTTGTTTTTTTGTTTGTAAAGATCTTCTCTCTATTTCAAATTCATCGGAGCGAATAGTCTCCGCCTGTAAGTTTAGAGCAGTAATAGCAGCTTGAACAGTCATTTCTTTTGCTTTTACTCCTAAAAGCTGTACATAAGAGCTTAACTCAACACCCGCACCAAAATAAGATTCTAAAGTTTGATCTTTTCCAAACTCGTTCTTTATTTGATTTAAAGAAGCCGAAAATTTATTATTAAACTCTAAAAATTGAGAAAAGGAAGAAGTTGCATCTTTTGCAGAATCTCTAAATTTAATAAAACCTTCAGACGTTTCTTTCAAAGATTCAATCGCAGCTCTACTAGCATTCATTATAGTGGCATAACCGGCCCCCATTTCGGCAGTTTCTTCTAATAGGTCTCTTTGGACTTGAATAGCAGCATTATATGCTTTCATTTCTTCTGTGGTTGAACCTGCTCCTTTTGCTATTATTTCTTGAGAAGCTGCTAAAGCAGTTATATTATTAGTATACTTTCCACTGACCTTTTGCTCGAAATCTGCCAGAGCCGTTGCTTGTAGTTTTAAACTGTCTATAACTTCGGAAGTTCCTTCTAAAATACTTGTTGTTGCTCCGTCTTCGTCTACTGATCTTCTACCTGTCTTTCCTGTAGGGTCTCCTAATGTAGCATTTTTTAAGCCTTTTGTCATTCCTTCCACACCACTAAAACTAAAGTTAGAAAGAACATTTGCTTGTTTTACCAACGTTTGAGCATCACTGCCTGCTTCTTTAAAATTACTTACCATTTTTGAAAGTTCTTTATTTTGTTCTGCGTATCTTTCTTTTACTAGTTTTGCATTTTCCTCTAATGCTCTAACTGCAGGATCTTTAAAATATTCAATTAATTGTTTCATCATAGCTAGTGCTACGGATAAAATTCCTAAAAAAGCTACGGCGCTCATGGCTTTATTTAGTCCTGAAGCAAAAGCGGCACCTGCCATCTTCATGGCTCCCATAGTTTTACCATGTTCTGCTTGCATAATTGCAAGTCTCATTTTAAAATCGGCGGCATACTTTTTCATGCCTGTAGAATTTGCGGCAATCATTCTTTGATGATCCGCACGCAAAATCATAGTGTGCTTCTTAAAATTAACTTCACTCTTTTTGTTAATTACATTTGAAGTTTCTGCGCCTGCGCCTCTATCAATAGCACTTAATTCTCTTTTCCCTATATTACCTGCTGCAATATTTTTCCCTAAAGCACTTGTACCTGCTGCTCCCATAAGAGCCGCTCTTGAATTTTTTACCGTATCCGCAAAATTAGTCATTGCTGGCGCGGCAGGTATTAGTGCTTTAGTAATAGAAAGACCCATTACTGTAAAAGCTGCGGCTAAAGCTTTAACATTATCTGCTAGAGCTCCTGATACGAAAGTAGCTAAAGGTTCTATAAAGCGAGATATACTTTTTACAAGATCATCAAACTTTTTTCCTAGTCTGGCAATTTGATTTACATTTTTTCCTACATCATCAAACTTTTCATTGCCTTGGGCTAGTACGGCATTGACTACTGCTTGTGATTTTTCAAATTGTGTTAATGCTTTTACATCCTTATTAAGTGCCAGAGCATAATCTTTAGATGCTTTTTCCAGTCTTAGTACAATACCTAATTCATCTAGTAATTCAGGCTCTGCTTTAATCGCACCTTTTGTTAATCTATTGAATGAATCTGTTAAATCGCGTCCTAGAGCTACGGAGGCATTTTTAGCAATTTTAGCAAGACCTTCTAGTTGGTCGGAACTTAAACCTGCGGCTGTACCTATAGCTGCGGCTTGAGAAGCTTCATCGAACCCTAATAAACCTCCTGTTGCTTCTTGCATACGAGAAGTAAGAAGCTTCATTGACTTTCCTGTTTTTATTGCATAGGCTTCTTGACCTTTTGTAAGAGCCACTAAGTCTCCTGCTCTTTTTAAGAAGCCATAAGCGGCAGTGACAGCAAATATATTAGCAGCTAAAGTAGCATAAGCAGCTACAAGACCTCCTGTGCCTTGAGCCATTTTTGAAAAGTTTTTCGTAGTATTCGAAGATGCCTGAGCAGCACCTTTTAGATTACGATCAGCAGTGCGAGCGCTTTTACCTACGTCATCAAGACCTTTAGAAGCATTTTTTGCATTAAGACCTACTTTTTTAGTAGTGCCTTTATCATCTACTTTTACATCAATCTCAACTTTATTTTTCTTTGCCATTAGCCTTTCACGTTATGGGTGAAATTTTTTCCACCGCCCGCAGACCTACGCTCGTCTGCTTTTTTCTTTTCTTCTGCTTTGGTTGCTCTATTGTCTACTACTATTCTTTCCCACATTTTTATAATATATAGCATCTCTCTAGCTTCTTCTATCTCATATAAGTTAAATAAATATTCTATATTACCAAAGTTTTTTCCTAAATATGTTCCAGACATTCCGTCCCAATTATCTTCGAGAAAGCCAAATATAAAAAATGCCACTTGGACTTCATAAGGAAAATCTGAAGTCTCGAGCGGCATCTTATCAGGGTCTGGCTCTTGTCCTAATTGTTCGCAGATTCTTAAATATTTATCTAAGTCAATCTGATCTGATTGTTTTACGTATTTTTCAAGCAGACCTCTTATTTCGTCTACTTGTTCCCAGTAAAATTTTCAAGGTCACTCACGGTTTCTGTAACCCAAGTGTCAAAGTCACTTGCATTTCTCATAAGTAATTCTGAATTTTCTTGTGTAAACATCAGTTCATCTTCAGGGTCAAGAGCAGAAATATCCACCAATAGAAGCTCTTCTAGGTATTTATATTTTAAGCCTTTCCATCCTTTAATTACTGCTTTACAGTATTCTACTAAGAATCTTTCTTCATCTAAGTCTTCTTCTGGTTGACGAGTTTTTTTATTAAATTTTGTAGTAACGCATCTTTTACGAAGCTTTACTAATTCTTCTCTTGCTAAATAACAAAGGTCTACTGACATGCCTTTGTAGCCGGGAAAGTTTATTGTTACAGTTTTGCTAGGAGTCATAAGACTCGCTAGTGAAATTGGTGCATCTGTCATGTTATATCCTTTATTATTTTATTGAGTAAACAAAACAGGGGCGAAAAATCACCCCTGCTTCGATTTTCTATTTCATAGTATAGTCTAAAAGACCTCGTATGTCAAGAAATATTTTTTACTACCTACTATCAGTAAGCTGCTCCTGCATAAACAATGCTAGCCTCGTCCGCAGTATCTAAGTTGCTAGGTAGTGCGTGGAAAGTAGTTTCTAAAGAAATTACATCTTCAATAGAGTGTGTAGGTATTTCTAAATGAGCATTTGGAATTGTTACTTTCATAGCAGGAGCTGTAGCTCCTCCTATATCAAAGACTAAATTAAAATCATTTGTAATAACTGTAGTTGCTTCTTGTAAATCTTCATATAAATCCATGCTACCTGCGGAGGCATTACTTAAGTAACAAGTGAAAGCTCCTCCAATAGTACGAGTACCTGTAACATGTCCAATAGGCTGATTCACTACTCCTAGAGTCTCTGGAGTAAGGAAGGTAATATTATTTTCAAAATTAAGATTACCGCCTGTTAGTGTTAAAGTATACGAAGTTGGAGCCGCTTCTCCGGCATCACCATCATCAGTACCTGTTGTAAATGCAGTATTAGTAGCAGTTAAAGTAGTTAAACGATTACGAATGAAATTATTGCTTGAAGTAATAGCTTCATTAATAGTAACTGCTGGAAGAGTTGAGGCTGGAGTGTCTAACTCTGAAATGAGCTTTGCAAAACCTGACCAGTTAATAGTACTAATACCATCAATGTCAAAATCAATTCCTGCAGAATTTACAACTGCTCCTTCTAGTTTGTAGACAGTGTGAGTAGCATTGGCTACTGTTCCTTCTCCCATAACAAAAAATAGATCAAAAGTTCCAAGTGCAGATACATTTGAATCATTAAAATCAATAGTACAAGTACCTGTAGCATTAGCAATACTAGTAGTCCATGCTCCGTCTCCGGATGAACCTCCTGGAGTAAAAGTAGGATTACTTACCAAATAAGCCCATAAAGCTTCTTCTACTGCGTGAGTTTTGATTGCATTACCATCCCATCCTGTTGTTGCATCTACTACGGACTTAAAAGGTCTGGCATATGTAGAGAAGGACCACTCTGCAGGAGCGTAAGAATCATTAAACATTTGTCTCCCTCTTCGGCTTGTAGTACCTCCAGATGCAGACATTTCATTTAAAGTAATCTCCGAAGCATTAGTAGCTTGAGAAAAAGAAAACCCATCTAATACAGGAATTTCCCAAACTGTAGTACCATCTGACAGCAATACTCTGGTGTTTCTGCTAAAAAATAAATTAGCCATTATATTTTCTCCTTATTATCCTGAAAAGGCTAGGGCGTGAATTTTTATTCGTGCCTGCATTTTCTAATATCGAACCTCAATTAACATCTCTCCGACGCCTAAAGGTTCAAGTACACCTTCATCAGTATCAATACTAACGACTGTGATCTGTTGTGTATATTGATCTACATTATTGCGATCCTTATACTTTAATCGAGAGTTTTCTTCTACTACAGTTTCAACATCTTCTAGCAGCTCATCAAGCGCTGCGACTGCATCTTCTGCTTGAACGTAGCATCTTAGTGTAATAGATAGAAATCTATCCTTATATCCTCCGGCCTGATACTCTCTTGTCTCGGAGCCGGCATTAAGATGAATAGCAGGAAACTCTTCTACTTCATCCCAAAACTTTAAACGTGGTGAAACGTTTTCTTCTAAATTACTGAGAAACTGTCCAGTTCCATCAATATCTTTTAACTTATTCACAAGACCCTCTACAATACCTAGACGTCGTGTTGTGTATACTCTGCTCATCACTCTCTCCTAGTGTAGAATCTACCGATTGCAAACTGAGCTGCAATTTCTCTTATAGATCTGTCAATTACTTGTCGTGGGTCTCTTTCTGGGCTTGCCCAAGGAGCTTGACCTCTCCCCATTTCAAACACTTGATAGGGATTTTTTTGATATGTATAACCAAAACTTGGATACCCTTTTGGTGTTTGTATAACATCTGTTAATCTTACACTTTCTGCAAATCTACCTGTACGATTTTGTAAACCGGGTTCTTGCATATTTTTTCTTACTGTATCAGGTAATTTTTTATTTATCAAACCTATAAGTTGCAAAGGTTGCATTGCTGCTGATTTTTTTGCTTTTTGTTTTTGCAAAGCACTCGCTTTTTTATTACTAGCTGTAGGTTTTTTATATTTATAATTATTTTTTTCAGAAGTATTTTTTGCCTTTCTTCCTTTGGGCTTTTTTAATCTTCCCACTACTTTTGCATTTGGAGACTTTGATAATTCTTTTAATACCATGTAAGTTGTTAAATCTATAGCATTTTCTTCTATTGATTTAGACCCTGACATTGTTGCTAAATCTGCATTTTTAATATAGCCTAATACTGCTTTTTCTAGATCTGGAAGTAGTTTATTTAAATCATAGTCCTCAGCGCCTGCAGGATTTTTAGATCTAGGAAGCATTTCTATAGATACATCTATGTTTTCATTTAGAGAAACTTCTGTAGCTTTTGACCCGGATTTAGTTCCTGTAGTATTAAAAGTTGCTTTAATATTTGAAATTATATCTGCTATTTCGTTTGCTTCTTCTGAAGCTGCAAATCCTCCGAAACCGCGTGTTTGTTCTAAAAACTTTAATGCTCCCGATACTTGAGCGGCTCCTACAGTTGTTACGCCTTGATGTGCCCTATGTATGCCTGACTTTAAGATGCCTACTTCTGAACCTCGTGCAGAAATACCTTTTGCTTTGTCTCTTCCTCCTAGTTTTCTATGTCCTTTACTTTTTAGTATTTTTTGTATTTCGTCGCTACCTGCTTTTTTTGCACGAGTATAGGCGGTTTTAATATCTCTAGAGGCTCTAAATACTACTCTTCCTATTTCATCCTCTACTATGGTCCCTTTTGTTCTAGGTTTATTTGCCCACTCTGATACGGCTTTTACTGCTGCTTTTCCTGCTTTTAAAAATTCAGCATCTGTTAAAACAGGTAATGTAGGATCTTTTTTTAATAAGTCTCGATATCCTTCTTTAAAACCCTCCCCACAGGCAGAAGCAGTCATAGTAACAATAGTAGAAAACTTATCTAAAGCTCCTCTTTTATACTCTCGATCCACAAAGGATCTCATATTTTTTAAAAACTTTTTAGTATCTTTTACAGCCATTAAAAGTTCTTATACAGATCCAAGACTCTTTTAATATGGTCTGGGAACGCTACGTTGTCACGTTGACTTGAAGAACTATTATTCTGTATACTGGCTCCTGCTATAGTTTGACGAGCTTTGTGCTCATCTTTCAAATAGTAAGTAATTAAATCAATTACTGCAAGTTGTAAATCTGCCGGACAGGTTGCATATCCTGCAGTATAAGTAATTTTTACAGAAGCCGGTCCTGTTGGCCAAGCTTTATACTGTCCTCCTGTAGTAACTCTATACACGCTATCTGTTGCTTTATCTAAGTAGTATTCAGTATTTGGTACTGTTGTATAACTTGCAGAAAAATTATCTCTTTCTTGAACTGAAACTATTGCATTTACAGGGCTTTCTGTTAGTTGTGCTATATTTGTGCCCCAGTTTATATTGAAATCTTCTACTTTATTTGTAGAAAAGTGATCTACTATACTGGTTCCACAGTAAGTTTTTACTAATTGACTTACAGACGTTATCAAAGTATTGATACGATTATCGTCCTTCGTACTTTCTATTTTCTCCGAAGTTCTGTATTCTTCTAAAGTAATTAAATTTGCCATTTATAAGTCCATGAGTAAAAACTTGGGGGAGATTAACTCCCCCTCGTTTCTATACTGTTAAGTATTATGCTACGTAATCAATCTTGATCACTGGCTCAGCACCAGTAGCTCCAGCTATCAGCTCTTCAAATCCAAGAGACTGACTAGCAACGATTACTCGACGCTGATTCATAACTTCGTAGTCCTGCTCAACAGTTACACCGCGGAGACGAGGTATTACATAGTTACGAGTGTTAACAGCGAATGCTGCTGGTACGCCTGCTCCAGGAGCGGCGAACTCTTCAGATACTACAACTGGAGTACCGAATACAGCACCAATAGTACCAGTTATACGAGCTGCTAGATCCGATCCTACTTCATCCAGAGTCTGGAAGTTAGCATCGTTCAATAGATCGTAGTATCCGTCATTACTTACAACGTAAGCCATGTCGGTTGGGTTAATACCATACTTGCCCATTCCTTCACGAGCTGCAAGCAATAAAGCTGCAGTTAGACGAGTACCATCAGATACGTCTAGAGCAGTAGCGTGAGCTGCTGCGTATCCGTCAAGTCCAGTTACTGAACCTGAACCGTTAATGATAGCATTCTCTACCGCACGTCCGTGAGCACGAGCTACTGATTCAACAAGCATAGGCATTAAGTTAATAAGAACTTGCTCATCTACATCGTTGTCCATGAAAGAACTAGAAATTAGACGATAAGCGTTCAGGATTACTTGCTTAGGCTGGTAAGTAGCATTAGATGCTCCTCTATTTTCCAAGTTACCACTAGTAGCGGCAGTTGCAAATACAGCAGGATCTACATCAGGCTGAATTGGTAGTACAGTAGCTGCACCATTTACTGTCATTTCACGGAACAAACGAGCTACTTTTAACTCATTCATGATTTCTTTCTCGATGAGATTAGAAACTTCCTGATCAATGTCAGCGGCTGCAGTAGTGTAATCAATACCAGCTTTCTCTTGTAGGTCTTGAGCGAAAGAAGTATTCATACCCTTACGAGTCATAACACCTAGTAGGTGAGCAGACATAAACTCTTTGCCCCACTTAGAGATGTCGCCTTTACCAGAACGATCAGAAAAAGTCTTCTTACTATTCTTCATAGCTTCGATTTCTGCAGTCTTCTCTTCTAGTTCAGTTTTGTACTGCTTGAGTACGTCGTCAATCTTTGCGTCTTTTGCAGCTAACTTAGCTTCAACATCTGACATAAGAGCTTCAACTCCAGTCTGTACGCCAGTCTTAACGCGGATTTCTTCGGCTTCGAGAGCCTGTGCTTTTTGAACTTCTGCGTCGGCTACTGCCTTTGCTTCTGCTTCATCAGCTGCTT